GTGGATGGATCATGGTGTTGTATCAAAGTCCGCAACTAATCTAATAAAAACTTTGTTTCCGCCGTCTACACTCCATACAGAAAAAATAGAACGTATGTCAGCGTTAGCACTAAGATTATAAGGTAGTGTTAACGAAGGATGGGGAACAATTGTTCCGCTAGTAGTAGCAAATGTTAAGGTTCTTGCAGTTCCATCGCTTTTACAATCAACGTAAAATTGAGCATATTTGTCAGCAGCAGGCCACTGACTAAAAGTCAATGTGAGGTTTGCATTAATAGTGTATGTAAAATATTGGCCTTGTCTTAAGTCAATATTCTCATTAGTATTAGTAGTGCCATTATTTAAAACAGAACCGTATACTTGACGTAGTTCGGCGTTTTCAATAACTTGACCATTAAAATCATTGTTTTCGTCTAATTTTGGTGTTCTAGTATTTAGGCCTGTAAGAGCACTAACCATGTTAGTCATACCAGTTTTTATGTTGTCAAAATTATCTCTAAAACCTTGACTGTTGTTATCTCTACCTGCAATAGGAAACGTGGGGTCAATTTGGGTTGCCGCAGTAGTTGCCGCAGATATGTCTGTTGAAATTGTCATGTTATACTTGTCCTATCATTCTCAAATACGATATATTTATCGTTGCTGTTACCGGTGACAGAATCTATTATGTAGCGATCAATTACATAGTCGATTTGTCTAAAATCAAAATTTCTATTTTTGATATTTAAAAGAATATCATCACCGCGGCCAGGTTTACAGTAACATAATGGTATTGCAGGAACCCAGTCAATTTCATTAAACGTGCTGTCTTGTATAGTACGCATCCATAAAGGCAAGTAATCTCGATCTCTTAAACCGATAGCTTTAATACGCTCTCGCCATAATCGTACGCTTACAGGAAAACGTCGTTGGGTGTAAGGATCGTCTGCAAACACATTATTAGAATCTGCTGAGACAGCAAATGGATCAGCTGGATTCCAGTAGTACGTATCTTGATTAAATGGTCCGTTGTAATACTGATTGTTTTGATCAACGGTTATAGCTTTTTTGTGACTAGATCCAAATATTTGTAACGGTAGTTTTGTTTTACCTTTTTCTAATTGGTCTATTACATCTAAATAGATCACTTCGTAGACTACTGTGTTAGTTCCTCTAATTTTAGCCTGAGCTTTTTTAACTTCGCCAAAAGAGAATTTTTTTGGTTTATGATTTCTGCCTATAGCACTAACTACTTTTCCAGCATCAACTGTTTCAATACCTGCATACACTAACATTTTTAAATCTTGTTGTATACCAAAATTTGGATCATTTGGTCTATAGATAGCTGTAATATCAAACACATTACTATCTGTAATAAATGATCTAAAAAGTTCTCTCTGATTTTGTTTTAAGAACGGTCGAACATGTAAATTACTATACAGTCTATCATTAGGTGTATCTATTTTTAAAGTAAATGTTCTGTTTATGGCACTGTAACTTAATATATCTCTAGCTTGTATAGTAAATGTATATTCTCTATCAATAGAAGTTGTAGAATTATCTAAAACAAAATTTCCTTGATCGATAGTAGTTAACCCGTCATTTAATCCTGTTGAAAATTGTTTTACTTTGCCAGTTATTTCTCCGTCTAAATTTAAAGTTAAACCTGGCGGTAATTCGCCAGCAGTTTTAACATACAATATAACAGAATCTTTAACAGTAGATGATGCTGACACAAATAAATTGCTAATATAATTAGCGCCGATAGAACCTAAATTTTCCAAACTATTCCAAGACATAATACTGTCAATCTCGCCTAGAGTGGTTACAGAGAATGTTCGTTTAGCATTAGCTGTTTCTCCTCTGTCACCATACCTTGTAGCAGTAATTGTAAAAGAGTAATCTAAAGTAATCGCCGGCTGATACGGAACAACCCCGAATACTTCTCCAGTTCCGAGATCAAACTGCATGCCTGGGGGTAAAACACTAGGTGTGCCAAATTCGACTAGTTTGTTATTATCTAATTTTACTTCAAGTGTAGGCAGAACTGTTAGTACATATTCTGTACTTGACACAGTTTGTACGTTTACAATATTATAAACAGTAGTGCTTGCTCCTGTAATATAATCTCTTAACCAGAATTTGTTATTAATCTGCGGGACTCCAGTAGAACTTTTTATCCTTACAAGATTTTTACCAATTTTATTTTCATTAGGTGATGTAGTAAATGTTTTAGCACTAATAGTAGGATTTACTGGATCTAGTCTGTAAGTTATTTGTCCTAAATTAATTGATTCGTAAGTATCTAATTTAAATGTTAGATAATTGTTAGCTCGTTTAATGCCGAGATTCTTAGGAGTTACCCATATAGGAGCTCTTACATAAGTTCCGTCTGTAGTGAATGTACCATTACCTGCACTTACTGCTATGTTGTCTGCTCTAAAGTAATCGTCGCCAACAACATATATTTTAAATTTTCTAGTTGATGAAGTATCACCATCAGTAACCGTTACTAAAAATTCGTAATACCTATTAAGTTTTTTTGGTATTAACGAGTCAGTGCTATAATCGTATAATGTTGTTTCATATAAAAAACTGTCAAAGCCGTTACTAGACCTATAACCAAAATCATAAGCTACGCTATCAAAATAACTTGCATCGTATGATCCGTTACCGGCAGTTTCTGGGATAGCTAATGCTGGCTGTACCCAACCTACTATCCTACCTGTTTTTGTTAGTATTAATCCTGGCGGTAATTGACCGCCTCCTTTAGGCTGGAAAAAACTAAGTTTTTGGCCAGCAGCAGTATCAAAGTCTGTTACCTGTAGTTGAAAATCTATGTAGCTGCTATCAAGAACAAAATATCGATCGTTGGGACCTACTGGAAGTGATCCTGCTTGTGTATCCCACCTAGGTTCATCAGATCCCTCTATAGTCCAGTAAAAAGTCCTATCGGCTATTTGACTGTCGTAAGTGGCTCTAATAACAAATTTAAAATCAGTAGTTCTAGGCACTTCAAATGGCGTACCAACAATCATATCGTTTTCTAATCTTAGTCCTTCAGGTAATTTGCCTGATATAACTTTAAAGTCAAGATTAGTACTGTCATCAAAACCGCTACTATAAGACACTGGTAATTGTTGATTAATAATTGTGCGTTCTTGAATGGTGCCAAATCGATAGCCAGAAGGTTGTGACCAAATTGTCAAAGCCATTAGTAAGTCCTTCTAATTCTTGTTCTAGGATAAACAGCACCAGTCTCCGGTCTTAAACTATTAGTTAAGCTAGGAAATGCTAATCCAGTTGTTTGTCTTTCTATTTTATAATATAAAAATAAATTAGGTGCATTTTGTAAGTCTTGGCCATCTGCAGGCCCACCATTGCTTTCAGTTAGTTGATTTGACTTAGCAATAGCTTGTATATACTGCTTTGCTTGATATTGATTCCAGTGAGGATATTTTTCTAATGCACAAGCTATCACACCGCAAACTTGCGGACTTGCCATACTAGTACCAGATAATTTACCAACTAGGCCGGTGCCTCGAGAATCGCTTACACCGCCAGTATACGAACTTATAATGTAAGTGCCTGGTGCCCATATGTCTACACCAGGCCCGCAATCACTATAAACTACTTTTTGGTCTGTGGATCTTGTATCAACAGATCCTACACATATAGCAGGTAATTCAAAAGTTCCGTCTGCCGCAGTATCGTTTGCTGTAGGACTAGTACCTCTCATGTAATAGTACACTTGGCCAGGATATCGTGTCCCCATCTCAAATGTGTTATCCCAGTCTAATCCGCCAGGCAAATCGTGCTTCCAACGTCCGTTACCTGCCGCACCTACTTGTATAATTCCTTCTGCATAAGCATCTTCAAGGTCGGTATCTAATGCAGTAACACGAGCTGGGATACGTTGTCCTGCAATAAATCCCCATGCATTAAGTTGATTAGTAGTAAAACCGCTGCCAGTTGTTTTTCTATTGTTTACGCCTAGTTGAAGATCAATTTGCGTGGGGTTGTTTTCGTAGAAAACCCATTCACATACCATTCCCGGGCTACCTAATGTTCCACTTGTTGACGCATTGCCTTCTGTGCGAACTCGATAAGTTCTATTAGGTGCGGATCCTTCTGTTCCGTAGTAGATTCTTTGTATAGAGTTATCGGCACACGACCACATGATCTTTGGTAAATTAGGATTAGCAGGCCCTAACCCAGTATAATTAAAAGATCCACCACCAAATGTAAGATAATGATTAGTGCTTACATAAATTGTGCTATAAGAATTGCCTAAGTATTCAATTGAAAAAGGCAAATTTAATGTCCAAAATGCATCGTCGTTTGGGTTAGTTGTATTTCCTGCAATGTCAGTTGGAGTAGTTGACGCTGTTAACGATGCTGGTCCTAGTAAACTATTTGTAATACTAGTAACACTCGCACTAGCTGGCGAACTTTCTGTTTTAACAGTTAAACTCATAGCAGTAGCAAACTGTGCCACAGGGTCATCTGCTTGACTAATTGTATTGAATATAATAGTATATACTTCGTTATTTGTTAAGCTGTATGTTTCTCGAATATCAATCTCTATAGTTCCGCCATTAGTCTCGCTTACTGGTCCAGCAGAAAATCTAGTAATTTCAGTACTACTGCTGTCATAAATTATTATTTCACCTTCTAAACTAATTACACCTGAAATAGCATCTACTGCAACATTGTGTATTAGATCTAGATCTGCAGGACCGTCAACAGTGATAGTATATGTACCAGCCGGTTCTGATAACTGTGTCAAATATGCTTGTTGGCCTGTTTGACTCCAACTAGCTGGTTTATTTACAATAAATCCAGACGGGGGTGTATATGGACCTGCCGTTGAAATTCTATTACCAAAGTTTTCTTCACCTAGTAAAGTAGCTAATCTTTGATTAGAAGTACACACTCCACTGTAACCAGTATAGGTTGTAGCACCAGTTTCTGGTGTGTATCTAATACCTCTATATGTTACAGCCGTAATATCTGAGAATGACCATTCTGAGGGAAATATGCTCATACCCCAACTGTTGTTAACAATGGTGGGATTCTTTCTACCGGTAGCTGGGTTTACTGATTTTGTTCTATGGAACTCTCTAACATAATTAAGTCGTGCTGGAACCAGTTATACTGAACAGCTCTTGAACCACCAGTTCCGTCTGCGTTTACAGCATATTCAGGATGGTTCCATACTATACCATTTTCGTCACAGATTACAACGTCAACATTTCGACCTATTTGACTTAGAGTAATTGTTCCGGTTTGACTAGCAGTTCCTGTACCACCGCCTTCATAGCCAGTGCCGCCCCATCCTGATCGTTGTACTCCTTCGATGCAACGAAGCAGTGCCCAATTACGCATGGTATTACTAGTAGAACCTGATTTATCCCAACCACTAGATGTTTGTTGAATTGATGCTGTAGTTTCATCTATACTGTTTTCAAACTGTTCTTCTGATACAGTGATGTCTTCATCTTCGTACAACAACCCAGGATTAATACCTTTAAGATGTGGGGCCAGTTCAACACTTAATATTCTTGGATCTTTGGCTAATTCTAATGCTTCCCATTCTGCTAGAAGATAATGAGTATTCCTACTTAATGGTTTGCGATGTACACAATGGACAGATCTTTCTAAATCTGCCGTAGGTGGTGTTTTTCCAACAGATTCTAACTCATCATAGATTACATCTAAATCTGCAAAATCTTTTACAGTGACAATGTATTCTTGTTTTCGAATGTAATCTACAATACTCATATTAAGCCTCTAGTTGAATTAATGTTAAAGTAACAGTAATAATAGCAGTTGATCCTGATTTGTTTGTAACAGCACATGGAATATTTGTATTTGCTGGACTTTCGTTACTCCATCCAAATACTCCAGGACTCATTAATATAGTTTGTCCTCCGGTTGTAACAACTTCAGCTAAAACTCCTGCACCTGGTGCAGGATCTACACCTTCAGTTCGAACCGCGTCTGCCGTTCTAGCAGCGTCAGACACATATAATCTTACCCATGCTGCATGACTGGTTTGAATTTTTAACAATGAATAAGTTTTAAATCCTGTTATAAGAACAGGAACAGTACCACCATTAGCCACGCTAGTAGTAGATGCCTGGGCTGTAGTTCTTACAGCTGATCCTGGAGCATTACCCCACGATAATGAACCTGCTCCGTCAGTAGTTAAAAACTGTCCTGCTGTGCCTAATGAAGCAGGCCAACCCGATCCATCAATGTAAACTCGACCACTAGAATTAGCAGTAATAAACAAGTTAGAATTAGAATTTGTAGTTGATAATCCTGATTGTGATAATCTTACGTCGCCAATTTGCAAATAATTACTTGTTGGCATAGTGACAGCAGTTGAGCTAAAAGATGCTAGTTGATCACATTTCCACACACCTGCAGAGCTAAGTTCTGCTCTTCTTGCAATGTTAGTACCGTTATCTGTAACAAAAGAAATTCGTGATGGCATTCTAGATGAAGTTGGAGTTCCTTCAATTGCAACAGTAATAGAAGCTCCGGGTAGTTGTGTAGTCCCACCCCATGCCAAGAAAGCTATCTCTCCAAGTTCGTCACCGTTTTGAACTATTGTAGGAGCTGAACCGGTACCTCTTGTTCTATAAAAATTAAAGTTTACTGCATCAGCAGTGTTATGATGTTGAGCAAATACATATCCTGCAGTAAATGCAGGAGAATGAGTATTTCGAACTTGATAAACATTAGCGTCAGATGTTCCATCACTTCGACCAAAGCTTATTTCACCAGTAGAAGAAAAATTTAATTCGCCAGTTTTTTCAATATTACCGGCGCTGTTTATTGATAATCCGCTTTGTAAAATTAAAGAACCTGTGCCGTTAGGATTAATTGTAATGTCTGCATTGTTTGCTGAAGTGATAATACGCCCGTTAACATCTAAGTCTCCTCCTAGTTGAGGACTAGTATCATTTACAATATCAGATATTCCACCTCCACCGCCCGAAATAATATTTCCACCAGCAGTAGTTCCGTCTCCAACGTAGACCAGTTTTGTATCTGTTGTATATAAGAGCTCACCAGCAGCCGGTGTTATACCTGTTCTTTGTGCTGCTGTGCCTCTACGAATTTGTAATGCCATTCTGTTCTCCTAAACCTTTAAAATGTTCCGCCGTCTATGGTAAATGATGCTGGCGAAGTAAATGTACCAACGTCTACCCCTACTTGATCAAGTAAGTAACTAATAGGGTTTTCGTATGTTTGTTGAAACTCTCCCAGATCAAAAACATCACTTACACCTGACGAATTAATAGTAACTTGACCTAACCCGTTAGTTGGACTTATTGTTACGTTAGTTCCTGCTATGATTCTACTTACACCTGCTGCAATAGTCTGCGGAGTCCATGCAGTCCCGCTCCATGCAAGCGCCTGCCCGTTTGTCGGTGCAATTGTCACTGTGTCAACATCGGCTAACGCATTGATACTTGATGTTGTGTAAACACCATTAGTTACAGTATCTGCATTTCCTGTAACATTACCTGTAACATTACCTATAACAGGACCAGTATGTGTTCCTGCACTATTTCCTGTAACATTACCTATTAAGTTAGCACTTATTGTACTTTGTGTATTAACTGTAATTGTATTGTTGGCTAGACTTAAGGTAAGATTAGATCCTACCGCAATACTTCTAAAATTAAACAAATTACCTAGGCCGGGGTCGTCAACTTTGCTAGCAAACACTCCGGTGCCAGTTCCTAAGTTTGCAGCGTTAACAGCAACAATAGTGTCTAATTCTGTAAAATTAGCATTAACTTTATTAAAAGCCGTGCGTAGATCGTCGCCTGTGCTGTCGTTAGCGTAAGTACCCAAGTTAACTAATTGAATTGCCATAATCCACTCTCTTTAGTATATTTACCGTTTACCAAGTGTCTGCACTCCAGGCCACACGCTTCCAAATATTTCCACCAGACACATAATCTGTGCTGGTAAACGTTAATGGTAATACTGCGTTATAAGCCATGCCACCCGTGCCCACATAGGTATAGTTTTCGTCGCTGGACACAGTGACCACTGTGCTGGTTGCTCCACCGTCACTGTCAGAGATAATGTCACCTACTGTGATTTGAAGTGTGTCAGCAGTTTTGGTCAGTTGGAATGCGTTGGTGTTGAGTGATCCTCTTCCAAGATAGTCTGCTCCTGTGACCTGATGACCCACTTGATTGTAGTTAGCAGTACAGTAATAGATATAGTTGCTATCAAATGCTACTTGCCCTTCGACGTCACCTACAGCACCTGTACTATGTGTAGGTACAGCAGTTTCGCCAACAATTAATTTTTGTGAAATAACTTGTACAAACCCACCTCTAGTGTCACCTAATACTACACCCCCAAGCATTCCTGCTGTGGGATGATTGCTACCAATGTATACACTATAGCCG